TGCAAAGATTAATGAGCTACTTTTACAGTACCCAAATGCTAACTTGGTTGTAGATGATAACGGGGCGGGGAAAGGTTTAGGCCAATACCTTAAAAAGCAAGGTATTTTCTACGTTCCTGTTTATTGGGGCTCACAATGTTTTAGTAATGACAATAGAAAAGAGTTTACAAATAAACGGTCATTAGCTTATGTGGGCTTAGCTCGAGCAATCGCAAATGGCCGTTTTAAAATAAAAACGAAGAAACACAATGTGAAAATTAAAGATCAGTTAATCCACGTTCCATACCGTTTTGATGACTTTGCTCGTTATAAAATCTTAAGCAAAGACGAAATGAAACGGATGGGAATTAAATCACCGGATATCGGTGATGCTTTTGCTTTCTTATTCTTGGAAAACGTTCACTACACTGAAGCTTACGAAACTGTAAATGTCACTGACGATACACCGGAAGGCCGTGAACAAGCTGAACGTAAGTCAAGATTCAGTGCTTTAAGAGAAGCAGCTGAAAAAGAAAATGATTAGTTATATGGAACTGCCCACTTAAATACCTATTCTTCATAACTACCATAGATCAATAAATCATATGGGTGGGTTATGGCTATTAACTTCTTTTTAACTGACGCAGGTCGGAATGCATTAAATAAAGTGGGTGATGTTGCTAGCTTTGGTGGGGAGCTTACCCATCTTGCTGTTGGTACCGGCAAATTTGATGCATCAGTAGAAGCGAAAAACCTAACTTCTCTTAAAAATGAATTAGCTAGATTTTCTCTTAACGGTGGTGGTGTAGATACAGAAACGGGTACTTTGCGTTTTGTAATGAGTATTGAGCCCACTTTAACAATGGAAGTGTTTGAGATGGGTATTTACCTATCAGACGGCACTTTACTTGCAGTAGCGTCAACTACAGAAGTTCAATCAATCATGTCACTGCATGCAAACGTGGTTGCTATCGTTACTTTTGGATTTGTTTTAACTGACGTTAATTTAAAAAATGTAACTATAAAAATTGATCCAAATACTCCAATTGCAGTGATGTTGATGAACCAGCATAGTGCAGATGAGGATCCACACCCGCAATACGGGGCGTTAATACAGAAAATAATCAAAGAACACTTAAATCATAATGATCCACATTCACAATATGCTTTTAGAAAAGACGTAAAAGAAAAAGATGATGATTTACAGCGCCAAATTAATGGATTAGATACTTCATCCCAAAATTTAGGTCAGCAGCTAACGGATTTAAAAAAATATTTAGATTCTCAATATCCGAAATTATTGGGAGCAGGGGTAAACATTGGGTCTAAAGCTACTATTGATTTGGGTGGAAAGGTAACTGACTTACGTGACTCAAAATATGCTATCCATTTAACACCTGAAAGCACGCATGAAGCGTGGACAATAACGCGTTCTGAAAAGTCATTTGATTATGAAGTTTGGAATCGTTCTGGGCAAAACCGAATTGGGTATTCTGGAATTGTAAGTTGGTCTGTAATTCAAGTTGCTGCAGAAACACTTAATGATGGTAATGGCGATTACACAGTACCTGGTGTGTATATCATTCCAATCCAACCAAAAGAGCAAAAAGAATTCATTTTAGTAGGTGCTGGTGGCGGCGGCGGTGGCAGTATTTGGGAAGCTGGAAGAATGGCCCATGGTACAGATGGTGGTGATACTCGCTTACGTTTAAATGAACTTGATTTAGCATTAGTGGGGGGTGGTAAAGGCGGTACCAGTGGTCAGTGGTCGAATGGTAGTGCTTTCTCAAATGGTGCTGGTGGGTTACCTACGGCAATCACTATAAATTCAAACTTAACTGAGATTTCTAGAAAACTTGGTAATGCAGGTATAGCTGCAAATCAAACTAATCATGTAGGCGGTTCTTCAGTAAGTCCTGAGGGTAATTGGGGTGCAGGTGGAGATGGCGCAAATGGAGTCGGTGATCTTGGTTGGGGTTTAGGTGGTGGCGGTGCTAGTGGCGGATTATTGGTTTGTAGATATTCTAATATCAGTGAAAAAATTCAATATATGACACTCATTGTTGGTGAACCTGGTCTTGCAACCGAAAGTAATGGTAATACTGGTAAAGCAGGTATTGGTGGTTTTGCTCGTGTAAGTACTGTTAAAGCTTAAATAGGTGAAACAGTATGAGAAATGATTATCGAAATGCTATTAGAGACTTAATTCACCGGAATCTTCAACAAAATAATATTCAGAATTTAATTGTATGGGAGATTAAAGAGGATGAATCGCTAGATCCATCATTGTTGAGTTTGAAATTATATGGTTCAAGAAATCATATTGACGCAGTACTTGTGGCTTGTGAAGCGAATGGCGTTTGGGAAAAGTTACCTCTACAAAAGGTAGCATTTCCAAGGCTTGTTGATCTTTTAAGACTTCAAAAAGAATACTTGCAGGATAATTAATATGTCAGCATTCAAGCCAGATGATTTACGCCGTGCCCAGCTGCAATTAAACCAGTCTTTGCAAAATGGTGGAGTTCGTAGAGATCAACAGAGCCGCCAGCGTGCAGATAGAGAACAGCGGGCATTTGCAGAAAAAGAAATTGAATATGATGATTGGGGACGAAAGATCCCTAAACCTATGTTCTTGCGACCACAAGATATTGCCCAAGGGGAAAAATATGATGTCGAAAGGGTACTTTTTACAACATTAGGTCAGCGAAATGGAGAAGTACCACGGCGTATTACCCGTGATGATATCTTGGCATTTCAGGAAAACATTCAACTATTAAAAGATCAGTATAGTAAGGGTATTACCCCTCAAAACATCATTAATTTAAGCCGACAAGACGATATTGACCGGGCAAATGAGCAAATCTATTTGGCGGTTCCAGTAAGCAGAAAAGCTGGTTTAGTTCACTTGCTTACTAATGCCGGACCAAATAGTAAAGTTTTAAATCATCACGTTGAGATTGAGTTTTCTAACTTTAAATCTGTTGTTTTTGATATCGATAAACAGGCATTAAACACCGTCAAAAACCGCTTGGCTAAAGGCAAAATCAAATTTCAGTGTGATTGCGAACGTCATACGTTCTGGTACCGCTATATGGCAACTATTGGCGGCTATAATTTAGGACGTGATGAGGGCGGCTTTCCGAAAATACGTAACCCGCATTTATCCGGTGTGGCTTGTAAACATGTATTGCGCGTTGTTAAGTGGATTAGTTCACCATCCGGGATTGCCTACCTTAAAAAGGAAGTAGAGAAAGACCGTAAGAAACAAGTAGGTGCACGGTATAAGCAAACAGATAAGCAAATACAGAATTCAATAAACGAGCAAGTAAAGGATTTGATGAATGGTTCTGTTAAGCCGATCAAAGCCAATATCCAAAAAGCAGAAAAAGAAATGATGCGTAGAGCTGATAAAGTTGCCAAAAAGCTCTTAGAACGCGAATTAAAAACCCTCAAACGTTTTGAAGTGGAAACTGTTAGAGCGAGTCAAATTGAAAGAATTCAAGCCTTACATAAATCAGGCGCAATCGACAATGACATGTTAAATGTCTTTATGAAGGGTTTAAGTCGAAATGCTAAATAGATCAGTAAATCAAGTTGCAAATGGACGCCGTTTAGCAGCTAGACGTGTTGTGATGAATGCTCTAGCAAGTATTCCCGCGCAAATTTGGCGAAAAGAAGTCATTTTCAATAATCCGGCTGAAGATTCAAAACCTTTAGATCCTCTTTCTTTTGAAGCGAACACTTTATCGATTCAAGACGAACCCAACTACAAGTATGAATATAAGGGCGCTGCTTATGTTCATTTCGATAAATTTAATGGTGGTTATATTCAAAAGAACTTCTCAATGAATAACCCATCTGACTTGGTGCTAACCGCTCAAGTAGAGCCATTCAATGAAGAATTAGATGATGTTTTGGAAAGGATAATCAACATCCCTGACTTGATTCTTAAAGAAGGTGATCTTTTAGGTTTAATGATTTATGAAAATCTAATGTTGTGGTTTGAGATTGTAAATATTACTGGTTTTAGCCTCATGGCAGATTTTGGCAGTAAGTATGTTTTAAACCGTAGAGATGATTTGTTTATTTCACCTATAGGTGATGGAGAAACTAAATGAGCTATTTAATTTTCAATGAAAAAGGTAAAAAGACAGGCGACATTGAAATAGCTGAACAATGTACTTCTGCAATATTCAATTACCAGGTAATCGGGAACGGGGCAGAAGTAGAGTTTTTCGGAAGCAATATTCCATATGCAGATCCGCAAAACGATTCTCACTGGGTGTCTATTCTTACATTAACAGCTGCTGCGCCTGATACTGAACCGTTTAGACAGCATTGCTGGGATAAGCTCCGTTATAAAGTGAAAGCAGGTGATAATGTGGAGATTTATGTTTCAAGTGGTGTAAGCGGATAGCTATATAAATAAAGGGCTGAGATGGTCCTTTAGCTACATTTTCTTTGTCCTCAATTCTGGGGACTTTTTTATGTTTGGAACCGACCAGCTTTAGTAAAAATACGTCATGTCAGACTTTCTGCATCTTACATAGAAAGCCAAAGGCTGGTTTAAAATGACTGTGTTAACAGAAGAAATTCGTAAAAAGTATGATGCTCAACAACTAGCTACTGTTCAGTGCCGAAATTACTATTTCAAAAGTCCTGAAGAGCTTGAAAATGGGTTTGACAGTGCTCAAACAGCGGCAGAAGAGTATCCAGAAGTATTAAAAGCAATTTTTGATTCAATTGGCATCGAATATGCGCCAGAAGTTGATAAAGCTGTGATGTTTGGGGTATCACAATATCAATCACGTCATGGCGGTGAATTACCGCATCCTTCAATCATTGCAGCTGCATTAACTGCTGGTTTAAGTGGTGCGAAACAAGCAGCTGCTTTGCCTGCCGAAACCCTTAGCTATTACGATAGTATTAATGAATCTGGTTTTGATGATGTAAATCACCAGCATCATGAATCTGTAAGCATCGTTCCAGCAATTACAGTTGCTACTATCGCCAACGTTATCGCTTATGCAACACCTATCGTTGCTATGATTCCCAACTCAAATGGCTCAAATGAAGTACCGATTGTATCTATTCGCTTTATCACCAACCGTGATTTTGGTGCAATGAAGAAATCAGAATACTTAGATGGTGCAAATGCTTCTAAGCCTTATGTTGAAGGACGATTCCGTTTTGCATTGTCTAATGGTGGCGCAGGTACAACTTATACTGTGACTGCACGAACTGGTTATGAAGACTTCAAGGCTAAAACACCTGACGCCAAAGCGAGTTTATTGCCATTTATTGCGGGTAATGTATCTATCAAGATCAATGGTAAAGAAGTTGCGCATACTCGAAATCGCAGTAAATCAAAATTTTCAGGCAAGATTTCTGCTATTGCTGAGAAAGACGTAGTAGTAAACGGCGTTGAATATCGTGTTGTTGGTAGCGAAATTGATATTTCAGCTAGCAAAATTAGCGTGACATTAAATGAAGCATTACCAGCTGGTGCGAAAATTGAAGTTCATCTTGTGGCGGATTTTGATGCGCGTGATGGTAATGATAACTATCTATTAACCCCAGTAGGTGTTGATTTCGAACCTGAATATGAAACATTGATTGCGTCACCTATCATGGCACGGGTAACAGCTTCAACACTATTACAATCTCAGCTAACTAACGAACTTAAGCTTGGTTTTCTGGGTCAGGCTTTAGCAATTGTGCAAGGTAAAATCTTCTTAGAACAAACTGTACGTTTATTAGGTGAAGCAAAAGATTTAGCTGAATACTCCGCTCGTGAAGTTACTTTTGATGCTTCTCGTGGTGTGACTGGAAAATTAGCAGCTGCATTTAATACTTCAGGTGACTTGTTTGCGGAAGTAAATAAATTTATTGCAGCGGCCAAATTGGATATTAACCAACGTACTGGTGGCTCTACCGTAGCATTTGACTTATATGTTGGCGATACTGGGTCAGTATTCTTTAATCAACTGTCAAGCGACAAGATGCCAGTTAAAACCGGATACACTGCTGGTTACGGTCAAATTGTCCGTATTGGTACTCTTGCAGATGGTACTAACGTTTACCACGCACCGTCAGCACAAGAGCTTGTAGCTGAAGCAGATACAGCGTTTGATATGCTTTTAGTTGGTCGTGGTAATGAGCCAATTCGTGCGCCGTTCGTTGGTTTTATTCAAACGCCTCTTTCAGTTATTGAAACTCGACCAGATGCGCGTGAATCAGTACTTACTTTAATCGGTGCTCAAGCAGCCGAAATGAACCCGTTAGAACGTTATGCTGATCAAAGCTATGTCATCCACTGTATCAATATGCCATCCCTCAAAAATTCGTAAGTAAAACAGATAAGGGCGCATTTAGATGCGCCTTTTTACCCTATTTATTGAAAGGAAAATCTCATGGCTGCAGCAACACAAAACACTGACGAAACTTTAGCTTCAACTGACGAACAAGCGACTACTAAACCAAAAAACACACGTAATAAAACCAATAAAACTACAGAAACACAGAATACCCAAGCTGGTGATGAAAAAGCTTCAGACCAAGGTGATTTGTTAAATAGCCAAGGTCCTGAAGACGGCGCATCTCAAGATGAAGGTAATAAACCTACTGATTTGAAAAATGGCGATTCAGATAATGAAGAGTCCAATACTCAAGAAAATGGAAATCCAACTGAAACATCGAATGATTCTGTCAAACCTTCAAATGATCTAGATTCTAATGGTGGTAAGTCTGGTGATGATGTGGGGAATGAATCGGATCATGTCCTTAAAGAAACTGATACTTCTAAAGTTAATACTCCCATTACGGATTTGTTAACAGTATCAGGTGGGAGTAGCGTGGATCCGCTAGTTATTAAAATTACTAATAACGGATTTTCAACAGTTTTAGAACCGTTATCACGTGTTGCTATTGAGGCAGGTAAAACAGCAAGTATTACGTGTCATAACCAAACATTTAAACATCAAGTACTGGAAAACTTACGTCAGTTGAAGGGGCTTGGTAAGAATCTAACTGTTGAGTAACAAGATGACTATTTTCATTATTGATGGCACGAACCCAATTATGGATGCTGTAGGTGATCATCCTACTGAACGAAGTATTACACTTCAAAATAACGGTTTAAGTGACATTACCGAACCATTTACACAAGTTTTGGTACAAGCTGGTCAAAAGGTCACATTCACTTTGATCGGTGACGAAGCTCATAAACAATTGCTAGATAACCTAGATCAAATTAATGGCTTGAAAGGTAATGTACTTCAAATTGTACCTACTGAGGCAGAAGAGCCTACAGAACCTGCTAGCGGATTATAAAATTTAGGAAATGAAAAACCACTTTCGAGTGGTTTTTTTTACATTGGAACTAGCCAGAAAATCAAAAATGCCAACGGCTCAAAATACTTAAAACAAATAGCCTTGGGCGTGTAATGTAATGAATATACTTGCTCTATCAAGTACAGGTGAGCTATCCCTTGTTGCAGGGGCCAGCCCATCACTAAAACTGGAATTTGATACTCACAGTTATCTTGCAAATACAGAAATCAATGTGGCCTTTTTTGCGAAAGTAACTAGCCCACGCGGTCCTGCAGATATTTCTATGCGTTTGGAAATACGTGATGCGGTAACAGGTGATCAAATTGTTACTGTTCAGGGATTAGTAGATGGAGACATTGAAAATTCTGCTTCTATTGTCGCTGTAGCTGATGCGAAAGAATATTTCGAGCGATTTGATTTATCGTTAGGTATTGATGCGTTACAAGCAATTCTCAAATCTAATGCTTATAACGAATCAAATAGCTTAGGTCGTGCATCAAAAACGTTGGCATTGGAAGACGAATCGTTACCGTCATTTAAACCAGATGAACTATATAAAATTCTGACAAGCCAATTAAGCACACCAGCATATCTGACTTTACCAAATCCTCATGATTTACCAATTTATGTTGCGGCTCAACGTGCAGCTACAAAATTACGTATTCCTTTGGATGCTGAAATCAACCCAACTTTTACAGCTGAGCAAGCAGCTCAATTTGCGACAAGCGTAGATGCTCAATCTCAGTTTGTTCAATTCATTTGGAGCCCGAACCTTTGCCGCCCATCTGATGCTGTCACGCTAAGAGGTCGAAAGGTACCAGCTTATTATTTGGGCCATTACATCGGCGATAAATTATTACGTAATGCAAAGTTAAATAAACAAGGCTTTGCGCCGTTAAAAAATGCAGTAGCTTGGAAAGATTATCCCTTTACAGCAAAAAACTTAAGCCAGATGCCGAATACTGATCTTGAAGATGAACAGACTCAAGAAATGTTGGCTAAGGCTAAAGTAAATGTAGTTCGCCCAGTTAAGTTTGAAACTACATTATTTGTATTAAGTGATGTGCTTACGCAATACCAAAGCAAAAATAGTGCTTTGCGTTTAGTTCCCGCCGCGGAGATTTCGGCTCGGGTTACGAATAAATGTATCGAGATCCTGCGGACTTATATGTTCCAAGCTACACCGGACTATATCAAAAAAGCTGGTGATGACATCCAAGAGTTTTTAGAAGGTGCTTCTAGTGAAACAACCGGTTGGTTGCAACCGGCTGAAGACCTAGGGGGTAAACCTTTTGAGTTCAGTTTAATACCTGACAAAGACTATCCATATGAGCGTGTACGACTCTATTTAGCCCATGGAGTTGTTGGTACAACTCGTGCCGCAATTTTTGATGACGACGTTTTAGTTAAATAATTTTATTAAGGATCTATCAAGATGAATCCATTTGGACCCACTACTGAAAAACCATTAACTTTACGTGCTTTTGATTCAGCAGCGGAGAATATTTCTACCGTTGTAAGTAAGGTTTCAAGTACTGATCGAGAACAGCAATCTGTGATTGAACAAGTACGACAAATTGCTCTGAACATTCTATCCGATACGGTAGATACAATCAGTGAAGGTAAGCTTGAAGAAGGTGAACTGGGCGTTGATCATTTAGACGCATTAATTGTCGATGCATTAGATGGTGCAGATGATGAAGAAGGCATCTTTGAAAGCGCTTTAATGGCATCTCTGTCCGATGCTTTCCTAACATTCGGCGTTGACGCTTCTGATATTGAAGAGATCTTTAGTGATGATACAGAAGTTGCTGATGTGGCGTTAGAAGCAGCAGCCAATACAGTTCTTGCTAATATGCCAGACGATGGCCCAGAACTTGAAGAACTCGTTCGAGAGTTTATTTTCGGTGAAGCGGATGAAACTGAAGAAGGTTTCGATTCAATGGCTAAAAAAATTAAAGCTCGAAATGGAGCATTTAGCCAACGGAAAGTAAATGGGCGAAAAATTCACTACCGTGGTGTGCTGGCTATTCGTCAAGGTGTCAAAACCGTTGTGAATAAACGATTACCTGGTCAAAAGGTCCGTTTAACTGCAGCACAAAAAGCTGGTATGAAAAAAGCTCGACTTCATGCTTTTACTGCAAATGCAATCAACAAGCGTTTACGTTCATTCAAAAAAGGTAAACGCTTAGGTATTTACTAATTACTCATAGGTAAGGTCATTTTTGGCTTTACCTATAATCCATTTAATTAAGGAAATACTCATGAATACAACTCAAATCATAGGTGAAGCGCCTGG